TTTCAGCGGCGCCAGTTGTGCCACTGTCAGCATGTATCTTCGGCTCCTAACATCCGCCACCTCGGGCGATGGCCTAATTCACACCGCGCACCGGGGCCCAGGGATCCGGCCGCACACTGGGCGTAAAACGCTGCAGCTTGAACCACGCCCCGGCCTGGTTCGTGCTCACCTGAAAAGCGACGCGTTCCCCCAGCACATTGATCGGCAACTCCAAATCTTCCAGTCCGGGCGAACTTAGCGGCAAGGGCTGCTGCGCCTGCGCCGCGCTCGAGGAATCCACATAGCTGGTCAGCCCCAGATTTCCCGCGCCCTCCACGTACATCGTCAAATAACTGAACAGCTTCCTATGCGCGCCCAACCCCATCGAGCTTTCCACCGTGCGCTCCGGAAAATAGTGCGTGGTGTAGTAGCTCGCGATCGCCGTGCCATCGTCCGAATACTGCGTGTCGCTCAGTTGATAAATTTTCCCGGTTGGTCCACGGCCGCCCACGCCGGGATTCCCGCTGCCGAACGCGGCTACCGCCGTCCCGTTGGCGCGCTCAAGCAAGGCGCAGCAATTCGCCGCAATCAACCACGGCGACCATTTGCGCGCGTTGTCCGTCGCCGCTTTTCTCCCCGTATAGGTGATGTTGACCGGCGGGCTGGATGACAGGGCGCTGGCCGTATCAAGGTCGTGATAGTCCAGCATCAGCACTTGATTCGGTGTGGTCGCGCTTCCGAATGGCGCGCCTACGTAAATGCGGCGCTCTTTGGTATCCACCGTCACCCACAGCGTTTGCGCGTACTGCCAATTGATCTGGTTCCAGGTGGGCTGAATTTCCTGCGAAATTTTCACGGGCTCGCCGCCGGAAAACAGGTACAACCCGGTGCGGTGCGCGATTACCGCCCAATCCTCGCCGAAGCCGACGCCCCGCACGGAGGGCGTGCCTACGCGCTGCGAAACTTCCGATATTGTCCATAGCGCCGGCTCGTTGGTTCCGTCATCCTGCGTCACGTACATCGAATGTTCCTTCACGAAATACAGCCGTTCTCGCAGCTCGAACGCCGCCCGAATGGCTTGCCCGTTGTTCTCCGCCACGCTTAGCATCCCATCGAGCCCGTCGTAGCTTTCCGGATCCTCCACGCGGCTCGCCCGCACCAGGGATGCATTCACGGGCTGGGTCGTCGGGAAAATCTCGATGCAATCGATGTAGAACTGGCCGTTCTGGTTCGGCGTGCCGTCGGCATACACGCGCAGCACCAGATCGCCCGGAATGACGGTCAACGGCCCAGTCAGTTGCGCGCTGTATTCCACGTAGCCCGTCGTGAGCTGCGCCGCGGTCAGTTGCAGTCCCGTGGTGTTGATTCCCCCGCTCGCGCTGTAGAGATGCACGTGCAGCGTTCCCTGAGTCAGCGAAGCATTCGACGCACACCGCGCCCGCACGGTGTAACTCGCATTCGCCTGGATGAGCGGCGCTCCCAGCGCATCCTGCACCGCGCCCTGGGTCATCAATCCGCGCGTGGCCGTCGAACCGTTCCCCACGATCGAATACGCCGCGCCCCATACCACGAAGTTCTCTTCATCGGTGCCTCCCGGCGCAAAGGTCCCGTCCGGTGTCCAACCCAGGGGGTAGTGCGGCAGCGACGGCCCAGTGAACCCGCCGTCGAATCCCAGGTTCACCCAATTGTCCATCTTGTTGCGTTCGCCCCACCAGAACAGCCGTTCCGAATAGCCGATCACCCCGGCGCAATCGCCCAGTTCTATGAGCCGGAACATGTCATCCACGTTCGTCCCCGCCAGAAGAATCGGGTCGGAAAAATCCACTACCAGCGAAGTCGTCGTGTTGTCGCTGATAATCATGTTTCCACTGAACAGTGTTCCCCCGCCGCCCACATAGAAAAAGCTGGCGCCACCCGCCCCCGTGAAGCACAAGATGCGCGCCACCACATTGCTCGGCCCGGTCGGGATATTCGTTATCACGGCACGCTTCCCGCCACTGGCCGTCCAGTTCGTCGCCGGCCCGGGTTTCGTCAAATAGCCCTGTCGCGTTTGGAACATCACGCACACCTGGTGCACGCCCGTGGCAACATTCCCAGCCGCGGCCGCCGTGCCCCCGCCGGAAGCCGCAAGCCCGCCGGTTGTGGCGCTATAGGTGAAGTGCATCGAATCCGGCACACTGGCGATCGCAAATGTGCCGTTGTACCCGCTGACGCCCACACCGGCAATCGTCACAAGCTGTCCCACGGACAAGCCATGCGCCGTGCTCGTTTGAATCGTGACGGTCGCGGAAGCCGCCGTGCCGCCGCCGGAGCTTGCCAGCCCCGCGGCGCCCGCAATGTAGGTGAATTGCGTCGAGCTCGGCACAGACACGACCGCAAACGTGCCGTTGTATCCTGCTACGCCGACGCCCGCAACCGTGACGCTTTGGCCCGTGGACAATCCGTGCGAGGCGCTCGTCGAAATCGTTACCAGGTAGCCGTTTTGCGTCGCCCCGTTGGGGCTCGCTACGATCGTCACCGCAGCGGGCTGCGTCGCGCCATTGGGGCTGGCCACGACGCCCACAATCACGTTTTCGTCGACCACCGTTGGCCCGGCGCCTGGTCCGCACTGGCTTACGCGGTCGAAATTCGTGTCGTCGTACTGCCGCGGCAGATCATTGCCGGTCATGCCATCGCTGATAGCCAGATATTCCCTGCCGAACAAGGTCGTCGAATTGGCGAACGCGTTCGCGGCCAGGCCGCTGGCAAACTGTGTCAGCGTTCCCTCCGTGATCTCCTTATACAAATTCCCAGCGCCATCGAGTGCCAGCGTTCGCAGCGTCTCGTTCAGCGTCGTATACGTTTTCACGTAATTCACCGTCGGGTTCCCCGCCAGCGGCCCAAACAGCGCCTGCAGCCCGGGTCGCGTCATCACGCCGCCGTAGCTGAAGACAACGTCCTGGCAAGCGGGCGACACCCCATGCGGCAAATCGGCGGGAGACATGTCGCTGACCAGCCCGCCGAAAATCTCAATCGGTGCATCCAATGATCCCAGTGTGGACATTTGTTGTCTCTATACTTATGTCTATGGTATATATCTGTTACGTTGGACGTGCTTCGGAGAGTGCTCCCAGTGGGGGTACTGGGCGCGCCTGACAAGCGTTGAGGGTTGCTCTGCAGCCCCAGAAGTTCGAGTCTTTTACTCTCCGCACCGGCCCTCAACGTGCCCATTGACAAATCAGGAACGCATGCTATCCTGAAGTTGCTTGTCAGGCGTGCCCAGTGCACACTGCATTTTTTGTGGGCGGCGAACCTTCGCCGCCCTTTTTATTTTGCGCTTCCCTTTTCTCTCAGCTTCCCCAAATCCAGCGATGGCTCCGCTTCTCTCGGCACCAACCCAAACTCCGCGGCCTTCGCCCGGTTGAGAATCGCCCGGCAGGAGCGGCACACAGCTACGCCCGCCTTGATCTTTTCCCCGCACGCGGGGCATTCCGCCTGCGGCCTCGGGTCATACAACCACGGTTTATCGAGCTTCAATTCTCGGGCCGCGCGCCTCTCCAGGTCCGTGATGAACATCGGATTGTGCGAACGCTCCCACTCCAGGTCCGCCGCGTCCACCAATCGGTGGTGAAACGCATCCAGCTTCCTGTGGGCCTCCGCCAGCTCCGCTTCCGTCGGCAGCGGCCCTGCCGCCACGAACACGCCGTGAAAGCTCCCCTCGCCTGAATCGCCATTGATCTCCCGGACCAAGTCATCGGCGATCTCCCGCGCGGTGATGGGAAACTCCATGGTGCGCTTGTCCCCCAGGTCCATGATGCCTTTGCAGGCATGAATGGGGGTGACCGCGAAGGCCTCGCCGGGTTCCGGCGTGCGGATCTCCAGCGAGCCAAAATAAGTGCGCTGGCGCGGCGGCCACTTTTGCGTGGAGATATTCACCAACGCAACGACATCGTTCTGCGTGTTCATGTTTTCCTCGAATTGTTTTCGTGAATTCTGAAGCCTGGGGGCAATGCGGTGTTTCGCGTTCCCTGAGGTGTGCCTCTACTGCATGCGGTACTGGATGGTCACGTTCGCATCGGCGGGTGCAGTTGTGCAGCCCGCCGCGGCCGTTTGCACGCTCAACGTCAACGGCGTCCCGGCCGCGTAGCTCTGCGCGATGGTGCCGGAATCGTTGGCTGCACCGGAAATCGTTACGTTGACGGGGTTAGTGCCGTCCGTGAGCCGCACCACCGCGTTGGTCGTGCACCCGGCCGGCGCCGTCTTCGCCTGCACTTGCACCCGCGTAACCGTGACACCCTTATCG